CACCTTTGCCGCAGCATTTTCAGTAACAGCATTAACTAGATTTAGTAGAGAAGCAGTAAAGGCTTTTGCAGCTGATGAGAAGGCCGCCAAAGCATTAGAAATCCAGTTAAGAAATACAGGTTATCAATTTAGCGCACCTGGCGTTGAACTATACATAAACAATTTACAGAGAGCAACTGGCGTATTAGATGATGAATTACGCCCAGCGTTCCAGCAATTACTAACAGTAACAGGCTCAATTACTAAGAGCCAAGATGCCCTAAATACTGCTATGGATGTATCGGCTGCTACTGGTCGATCATTAACACAAGTTACTACAGCCTTATCACGTGCTTACGCTGGCAATACTACAGGCCTAAGCAGATTAGGTGCTGGCCTAGATAAGAGTTTGCTAAAGGCTGGCAACATGGACGACATTATGGCCGAACTTAATAACAAGTTTTCAGGCCAAGCCGCAGCTAGATTAGATACTTATGCTGGAAAGTTAAGTTTAATATCTGTTGCCGCAGCTAACTCACGTGAGATTATTGGTAAAGGTTTATTAGATGCATTAAGTGCTTTAGGTAAAGATAACAGCATTGCAAGTGTAACTAATAGCATGGAAGATTTTGCTACTGCCACTAGCGAGGTATTAGTCGGGCTAGGTAAGGTAGCAGGTAAATTAAAAGAGATCACAAATATCCCGGGTATAGATGGATCATTTTTAAGAAACGTGCCTGGCATTGGTGCAGTGCTAAGAGCTACAGAAGCATTAAGGGGCGCAGGTCGCCAGCAAACAGATAGAGGTGGTTTAGAAAGAACTGCAGGTAGAGTTAATGCTCAACAAAGAAAACAAGAAGAACGAGCAATTAAAAACTCTGTTGCATTACGCAAGGCAGAAAACGATCAATTAAAGAAAAAGACAGCCGTAGATCAATTAAAAGATAAGTTTGACTTAGAGCGCATAGGCCTAAATGTAGCGTTAAACGAAGCCGTAGATTCAGAAACTAAATTACGCATTAGAGCGCAGTTAGCCATATTAGATAATAATGAAGCACTATCTAAAAAGATATTAGCAGAAATGGAAGCGGCTAAAGCTGCACAAGAATTGACCGAGGCATTTAGAAAAGCAATTAGAGATTTATTAGATAATGTTAAGCCTAGCGTAGATAAATTAAAAGAATTAAGCATGGGTGCATTACGTTCAGAAACTAGAATGATTCTTGATTATGCTGCACCAGCCGTAAGTGGATTACAACAATTGATAGCACCTACTCAACCTGGCACTTTTGAAGATTTAAGAGGTAGCATATCTGGTCTATTAGAGCAATCTAGACCTAGCGTTACAGGACTTCAAGAATTGTTAGCAGGAATACAACGAACTTCATCACCTACAATTAATCTAACAGTAGATGCTAGTGGTGATAAATTAAGCCAGGCTATTGCAGAAAGCATCCAACTAGCTGGACGTAATGGTTATAGCACAGTACCAGCTGGATTTATAGTATGACAGTACCAGTAATAAATGCTGTAATTAACTTTAGCACTGGCCCTAGTTTTGCCCAAGCCATGATTTTAGATGAAGGTCAATTAGACGTTAATATATTATCGGATTCCACAGCTGTAATCGTAGATGTATCTAATCAAGTAAATAGAATTGAAACCAATAGAGGCCGCACTGCGCTTAGTGATGAGTTTCAAACAGGCTCGCTTACTTTACGCATAACAGATCAAAATGGTGATTTTAATCCACAGAATGTATCTGGGCCTTATTACAATTTATTAACACCTATGAAAAAGGTCAAAATTACTGCTACTTATGGATCAGTAACTTATCCTATATTCGCAGGATACATTACAAGTTATGTTACTACCTATCCAGATGACGGCGAAGGTGTAGCGATTACTACCATACAAGCCGTAGATGCTTTTAGATTAGCCCAGTTAGCACAGATAAGCACAGTGGCTGGTGCTAGTGCTGGCGAGTTATCGGGTGCACGTGTTAATGACATATTAGACCAAATCTCATGGCCAGCATCTCAGCGAGATATTGATGCAGGTCTTACTACATTACAGGCAGATCCAGGCACTAACCGCACAGCATTACAAGCACTATTTACTGTAGCCAATTCTGAATATGGTGCTATTTATGTTGATGCCGATAATAACTTTGTATTTCAAGATAGAGGCGTAACGGCTGGATCTATTGGTGGCACACCTACAGTGTTTGCAGATGATGGATCTGGTATATCTTACTTTGATGCAACCTGGATATTAAATGACGTATTAGTATTTAATAAAGCTACTATTACTAGAGCTGGTGGTAGCCCACAGGTAGCCCTAAATCAAGCCAGCATAGATAAATACTTTTTGCATAGTTACTTTTTAGATAACCTATTAATGCAATCAGATGCCGTAGCCCTAGATTATGCCCAGGCTTATATTGCCTCTAGGCAAGAAACCAGCATACGTGTCGATGCCATAGTCCTAGACTTATATACACCTAGTTACAATTCAGGCATTATCGCAGCCTTAGACCTAGATTTTTTTGATCCAATTACAGTTAAAACCACCCAGCCAGGCGGATCGATTTTAGAGAAGACTTTACAGATTTTTGGGGTAAGAATGAATATAACCCCAAATAGTTGGAAAACCACATTCACGACACTAGAGCCTGTTATAGATTCGCTGGTTTTGGATAACCCAATTTATGGCACTTTAGACTATAATGTCCTAAGTTACTAAGGAGTAGAAATGGCAAAACAGACGTTCACCACTGGGCAGGTTTTAACAGCTGCTCAGATGACATCATTACAGCAAACTGCTATGGGTGGTGGTGATACCACGGCCAAAACTACAAGCTATACATTAGTAGCGGCAGATGCTGGCACAGTAGTTGCAATGAATGCAGCAGGTGCAACCACAATTACAGTTAATACTTCATTGTTTGCAGCTGGTGATACTGTAACAATTCAAAATAGAGGTGCAGGAACATGCACGATAACGGCAGGTACTGCAACAGTTGATACAGCAGGTTCTTTGGCTTTAACTCAACATGAAGGCGGCATATTATATTTTACGGGTACTGGTGCTGCTGTATTTTATGATTTTGTCCAGGCAGGAACAAGTGGTCCAACTTGGTCAGCATTTACTCCCACATTAAATAATTTAACTTTAGGTAATGGCACAGTAACAGGACGATATGCACAAACAGGAAAAGTAGTTTTTTTCTATGTAAAAATTACTTTAGGTTCTACATCTTCAGTAAGTACAGAACCTAGGTGTTCTTGGCCAGTTGCGCCAAGAGATACTGCAGCAGCAGCAGCAGCACAATTACAATACGTGTATGAAGACAGTGGTTTAACTAGATATTACGGAGCTTGTGACCCAATAACTAACAGCACAGCAGAATTTAGATTTTGTGTACAAAATGCGTCAGGCACTTATGTAACAAGTACACAAATCACAAGCAGCATTCCATTTTCTTGGGGTACAAATGATGCGTTTTACGCATTCGGAACATATGAGGCGGCATAATGACATTTATATTGAATAGTAATTTTGAAGAAGCAAGCGATTCTGTTAAATGGGATCAAATCCGTATATGGCGTGATGAACAATTACGCTTAAGCGACTGGACACAATTGCCAGATGCCCCTGTAAATAAGGTAGATTGGGCAGAATATCGCCAAGCATTAAGGGATTTGCCTTCACAGGATGTATCACCAAATAAAGTTAAGTTTCCAGAAAAACCATAACATTGAAGCCGTGGCTTTGTGCAGCTGGAGTGCAGTTAAGAGATCAGGTTGATACCTGGTATCCAGATCGCCGCACTACCAGTGATGGGTGGATTGGTGATGCTCGTCATTCCGCCACCAGATCGGATCATAATCCAGACAAATCTGGGTGCGTCCGAGCCATTGATGTTGATTCTCGCCTGGATTCATCCGAGCAGCTCTCGATATATCTGGCTGACCAAATCAGGGTATGCGCTAAAACCGATAAGCGCCTATCTTACGTAATCCATAATGGCTTTATTGCATCAAGAATTATGGGATTCAAGTGGCGTAGATATCGTGGCATAAACCCACATAAGAAGCACATCCATATTAGCTTTACAAAGTTAGGCGACAAAGATAGCAAGCCGTTTGACATACCACTACTAGGGGGCAAGATATGAAGATAACCAAGAAGCAAAAAACAATACTAAAGTCCTACGCACGTGGGGTATTAGTATCTTTCTTAACATTTTTAGCCAGTAATGAATTAGGTTTAGATCCAGCACTGTCTGTAGTAGTTGCAGCACTTGCTGGTCCAGCAGCTAGGGCTTTAGATAAATCCGATACAGCTTATGGTGTCGGTGCTGATGAAAAATGAGCCCAGCAGAATGGGCTGGCTTTGGCGCTGGCGTTATGGCCGTGCTATCAGGCGTGCTAATAGGATTACGTTTTTTAGTTAAAGGTTGGCTAAATGAGTTACGACCTAATGGTGGCTCTAGCATGAAGGATCAATTAACTAGATTAGAACAGCGTGTCGATGATCTGTTCACTATCATAAGTAAGTCATAATTTCAATATGGCAACTAAACGCAAACCAAAGAAGATGGTGCGTAAGCGCAGGACTACTAAAGAGCCTGTCTTAACTAAGTTAGATTACTGGGCTATTGCAGCCAATGAGGTATATAAGGCTTGCCGTAAGAATGGCATGGATGAATCTACGGCTTTGGCTTTTGCTATGGATCGTACAAGTTATCCAGATTGGATAGTCGATACTACAGATCCAATAAAAGATCCCCTAGATGATTACGAGG